CCTCCTCGTACACCATCCATTTCGCGTCCTGGATGATGTCGGCCACGTGGTAGACGCCCTGTTCGTCCGGTTCGCCGATGGTGATCTTGCGCGTCAGGTCGTTGTTCTCGGCCGGACTGAAGGTCTGCGACAGACTGGTCGCCAACGGCAGCTTCTTGTATCCGTCCTGAAGGAACTCGATCGGGTCGTCGCCGTCACGCGCGTCCTGGTTGCCTCCGTCGGATTTGACGAGGCCGATGCACGCGGTCGAACGACTGTACACTGCCGGCAGTTCCGGAGCGGCCTTGCTGGAGGCGATCATCTCCGGCGTGATCTTGTTGCCGTCGGCGTAGGGGACGATCATGATGGCGGCGGTGACGAGCGCCTCCACCTGCCCCAGATCCATGCCCTGACTGTCCTTGGCCATGGGATTGTCCTTTCTTCTTTACGATTGTCTGATTCCGGCCGCCGAATATTCGACGGTCATGTAGTAACTGCAGTACGACGCGTCCTCCGTGACCGGATACGGGCCGTTGCAGCCGTCCGGCACGACCGCGCACACGCTGCTGCCCTCGGCGAACCCGACGAGGATGTCCGGCTCGCAGGTCAGCAGGCCGTACACGCGTGCGGCGAGGTCGCGGCAGTCTTTCGGATTATTGCGCGTCCAACCGCACACGTTGACGCCCACCGACCTGTCGAAGACCACGCGGTCCGCCGACTGCGCTCCCCCGTCGTCGCGGACGACGATCAGCGGATAGGAGCCGTCGTAGCCGTCGGGCGTCCTGTGGCCGACCTGCAGGCCGTCCACGTCGGTGATGTTGGAGCGGAGCCAGCCGGTGAGGAACAGTTCGAGATCAGGTGGAACGACTGTCGCCATCAGACCTTCGCCTTCTTCAACGCCTTGGCGAGGTTGCCGGTCTGCGCTTCGACGAGCAGGGTCTTCGGGTCGTGCCCCACGACCATGACGGTCGTCCGGTGCGCCCTTTTGACCTCCTCGAGTCCGAGGCCGTCGCGGTATGCGCCGGTGTCGACCGGTGCGGACGCCCTCGCGTAGGCTAGCGCCCTGTCCGCGGCCAGCGTGGTGAGCGCCTTGACGCCCGCGCTGTTGAGGATCTCGTCGAAGAATTTCGGATTGAAATCGACCGATACCCTGTTTTTCGCCATCGGTCAGCCCTTCCTTTCCGCCAATCGGCATTCCAACGTCGGACGCCAGCCGGTGAACGCGTTCGCGTCCTTCGAGGGGAATCCGTCGACCTCCCACAATCGTCCGTCGTCGGGGTCGGCGCGGATCCGGTCGCCGATTCTGACGTCGGCGTCCGGATCCGGGATGGTGAGGTACGCGGTGGATGAGGCCTGCGTGTCGAGCGTATCCGGCGTGCGCGTGCTGGAGCTGGAGGAGAGCGCGCCCATGATGGCGAGCTCGTCCGGCTGCTGCGTCCAGTCCGGCTCGTTCTGCGCCGGATTGTACGGGTCGGCCTTGCGTTTCGCGCGCAGGCGTATGAAACGGGTGGCGCCGGCCATGTCGAATCCGGCGCCCGCGTTCAGTTCGTCAAGCAGGCTCACGGCAAGCCTCCAAGCTTGTAGGGTTTGAGCTTGGCTTTCTCGTCCTGCATGAGCGTGACCACGTCATATGATGCGCTGGAGCCGTTCGTGCTTTGCGAGGTGACCAGTCCGGCGCTCATGCCGGCGCGTTTGGCCGCGTTGACGAGCACCTGCTGCACGTCCGGCGCGTCATCGTATCCCGCGTGAATCTCGTAGCGAATCGCGGCGATTCCGGCGGGGAAGCCGCCGTCGAGCGATTCCACGAGGCCCGTCTCGGGGTCGTAGGCGTACGCCAGCTTGTTGCCGTCGCGGTCGGTCAGCGACTCCACGCTCGTCACATGGCGGGCGGGAAGCCGGATGACCGAGCCGCCGCGGGAGTTGACCACGCCGGACAATGCGGCGTTCGGCATGACGTGCCAGCCGCATTCGCGGCGGATGGCCGCCTGCGCGGCCCTGAGACGGAATTCGGCGTCGTCCTGGAAGGACGACGGGTCGGCGATCATGTCCGGAACCACGTTCATTCCGCTCACATCCTTCTGTGTCAGGACGACGCCGGCAGTTGGATGACGCCGGACTTCGCCAGTCCGCTGATGAGCCGGTTGAACTGTTTCGCCAACGAATTGTAGGAGGCGACGAGCGCGTCGTATTCGGTTTTCGTCGGAGCGGCTGCGGCCGCGACGGCTACGTTTTCGTTCGCGTTGCCGATGGTGTCGCCGAACACCTGCAGTTTCACGCCGCCCAAAGCATTGGCCGTGGCGGCGGGGAGCACGTATGCGGAGCCTCCGCCGACCGAGGTCGGATTGCCGTCAGTGTCGACGAACAGCACGTCATCGATGTAGACCGACGGGTCGGCCTTGGTGGTGGCCGCGTCGGCGATTCGGAGCTGTCTCATGCGCGCCTCACTTCGCCGCCTTGCCGAGGGCGACCTTGACGAACGCCTTCGGATACTTGACCTGCAATGCGAGGCGTTCCTTCACGCGGAACGTGATCTTGTCGTTCGTGAAGTCGTTCTCGTGGCTGTTGGTGGATTCGACGGCCAGACCGCCCTTGCGGTAGATGGTGCCGCCGGCCTTGAACGCGCCGACGAGGACGGTGCCCTTGGTCATCGCCTCGGTGACGACGGTGCGCAGTCCCCACAGCGGCGGGTTCTGCATGATGCCGCCGTTGCCGTACTGGCCGGCGAAGAAGCCGCCGCCGAAGTACTGGCCGTTGCTGTCCTTGGACAGGCGGATGGCCTGATAGTCGGCCGGGTTGATGACCACGGCGTCGGCGGAGAAGCCGGTCGCGTTGGAGATGTCGGTCGTGGCCGCGAAGATGCGGTCGGGGTCGGAGTCCGCGGCCTGCGCCTTGGACTGGATGTCACGGTTCAGGATGCCCTTCAGGTTCGGGTCCGCGCCATCGCCGGACAGGAGCTGAATCTCCTCCTGCAGCTTCAGATTGTACTGCGCGTGCTGGTTGATCTCGGACACGACGAAAGGCAGGTCTTCGGCCATGTCGTCGGTGATCTTCCACCATGCGGCGATCTCGTGCAGGCTGTCGGAAGTCCATGTCGGCTCCGGCAGGTGGATCTGCGGCTTCTGGCCGCCTTCGGCGACGGTGTCGGCGTTGCCTTCGAACGCGCCATAAACCGGATATTTGATGGTGGTGCCGCTCATGGTGCCGGACGCGAACAGGTCGGCGATGACGAGCGGACGCTCGTACGGCCATGCGCCGTTCTGGTCGGTCTGGGTGAGGAACGGCGCGTATCCGTCGCCACCAGCCACATGAGTGTCAGACGCGGCCTTAAATTCCGGAGTGGAGAACAGGCCGCCCTTGGTGGCGAGCACGCTCAAGCCCTTCTCCTGCAGGGACTGGATGTAGAAGTCGCCGAGGGTCTTCGCTTCGGCGCCCTTGCGTTCGGTCTTGGCGGTTCCGGCGAGCTTGTCGAGTCCTTCGCCTGCCTCCTTGAACAGGTCGATGCGCTCCTGCAGCTTCTTCGCTTCCGCGTAATGCTGCTTCAGATCCTCCTGCTCCTTTTCGGTGATGTTATCCATGCCCTTGGCGAGGATGGACTGTGCCGCCTTCTTCTCGGCGGCGAGATTGTCCATGAGATTCATGGCACCCCTTTCGGTTAATGTTCCAGCGAGAAGAAGTCGCTGATGGTTTGATATTCCTTAACCCACTGCGGGTCAAAGCTTTTCTGGTCTTTCTTCTTCGGATCATCCGACTCCGCATCCTGACCATTCGAGGAATCATCAGTGGAATCGTCGGAGGAATCATCAGGCTTGTCGGAATCGTCGGGCTTATCCGTGGAATCCGTATCGTCATCATCCGGCTTCTTGTTGTCGGAATCGATGCCGTCCAAGACCTCGTGCAGACTGTCCAAAGCGGCGCGAAGCTTGCTCTCGTTCGAAGCGCTGATCGCACGGCCGCTCTTCACTTCAAGCACTTCGGCACCCTGATTCGCAGCCACCTGCACGAGCGAAATCTCAAACAATTTCACCTGACGAATCTCGCGATATCCGTCCCACGCGCTCTTTCCATCCTGGACGAACGCGGTCTCCTCGGCGAGGAAGCCGATGCTCATCTGGTGGATGAGTCCACGCTGCAGCAGCTCATACGCGCGCCTGCCTTCCGGCAGGTCAAGGTCGAGACGAGCCGTGACGAGCAGTCCATGCTCGTCCTCCACCGCGCCCAGCGTCTCGCCGATGATGTCGGTCGGCTTGTCGTCCTTGTGCTGCCAGTGGATCGGGATGCCCGCGCCGGTGCCGCCGTAATCCTTTTCCAACGTGTTGGCGAAAGCGCCTTTGACGATCACGTCATCGTACAGGTCCTTGTCCCAGGTGCTGGCGTATCCGCTGAACACGCCCTCGCCTTGGCTATCATCGAGGGATTTCAGTTCGAAGCCCCTGAAATCAAGCTTCATGGTGTTTCCTCCTTGGTGAGCGCGTCCCACTCCGCATGGAATTGCGCGTCATACCGGTAAAGCCGTTTGAATTCGGCGAGCATGGCCTTTGCGTCCTCGCCGTTGACTGGATTGTTCTCCTGCGCGTTCTGCGTCTGTCCGCCATCCTGCGGGCTGGGCTGCCCGCCCTCGCTCACGTTCAGCGGGGTGATGAGCTGGTCGCCGCCGGGCACGCGCGGCATGTCCAGAATCTGACGAGCCTGATTCGTCGTCATGAACGGCCTGCCGGTCGCCGTGGAAAGCGCCTGGTACTGTTCGCTCGTGGTGCCGCGGAGCTTCGCGTCCACGTTCGCCTTGATGTAACAGTCCGGCTCGCCGACAGCGTCCGGAAGACTCAAGTTCAAGGCTTCCTCCAGAGCGACGATGTACGGCATCAATTCCACATTCCAGAGCTGTTCCTTGAACGCGCTGATGTTGGAATTCGTGCCGGTACGGAAACCGACGTTCTCCGGCGAGATCTGGAAGGCGTTGCAGACGGAGATGTTGATGCGGTCGCGCGCCTCCAAGTCGTTCACGTCGACCGGTTTGAACACGTTGTCCAACGGACGCATCTCCATGCCGTCCTTCAGGACAGGCCAGCCGCCCTCACGTCCGCCGTCGCGGATGAAGTTGCGCAGGCCGTTGGTGAAATCGTCGTAATCCTCCTGGGAGAGCCACGGCATTTCCTTCGGACGGTAGACGTATCCGCCGGCCTGCATGCCGTTCTTCGCGATGTTGCGTCGGTAATCCGCCATCGCCTTGGCTTCCGCGAGCAGAGGACGGAGCACGTTGGTCACACTGTCGCCGAATCGGAGACCGGAGATGAAGCCCACATCCAAGTGGACACGGGGATCCGGCAAGTCGAAATGCATGGCCTGCTGGCTGTCCATCGTCAGCAGGTTCACGCCGGTTATCTCGCCGAACGCGTTGCCTGACAGCTGGTAGCAGTCGGACGGGATGCGGCGCAATGTGAAGCGGTCGCCGTCCACGCCGAGCAGGCAGAGCCAACGGTCGTCGAGCAACATGTCCCGCAGCAGCGTGCTGATGAAACGGTAGCGGGTCATTCCGGGCAGTGGCGACGGTCTTTTCATCAGGCCCGCCAGCGCGCCGTCCGACACCTCCTCCGCGTCGCCCTGCACGTTCTTCCGATACACCTTGAACGGCAGCGACGCGATGTTTCGCGTGATGAAGTCGATGACCACGCGCACCGCGTATTCACGGCAGTAAGCGCCGGACGCGTAACCGTAGAAATCCATGTCGGACGGCCAACTGTCACCATTGGCGAGCGGGATGCTCGTCGCCGGCATCGGATGCGCGTCCGCATCGGCCATCTTCATCTCGACCGTGGCCGCGTTTCCGTGGAGGAGCCTGTCAAGGAAACCCATCCGTCCTCCCCTCAAAAATCTCAGAATCTGATCTTCACGCCGACGCTCGGCGCGTATTTCGGTTTTTCGTTTTCGGCCTGCATGGTCTCCAACGCGTACAAGGCCTGAGATTCGGCCACAAGGCCGCTGATCTGCAAGGCGCTTTTCGTCCTGTCCCACACCTCGACCTCGCCGAGCCTGCGGCTCACGGCCACTTCGACCTGCCGTTCGACCGCGGGCTGCGGAAGATGCCGGAGCTTGCCCTCGCGCACGCGGTCATGGAAACGGCCGCAGCACGCGCCCAGGCGGAAACCCTCGATGAGATGCACCGTCCATCCCTTTTCGGCGAGCGGGTCGATGAAGTCCACCGCCGGACAGCCCTTGCCCTGGACCGCGATCTCCGTGATGCGAGGCCAACGCTCCTGGAGCAGGTCGAGGTAGCGCGGCACCCACAGCATGCCGTCGCGACGCGCGATGAGCTCCACATGCGGTAGTCCGTCCGCGCGCATTCCCGCGGCGGCGATGTACGTGGTCCTCCGGTCGGCGGAGGTGTCCACGCTCAACACGACGCGGTTGCCCTCCGGAATCGAGGAGCGCGCGTCGATGCCACGCGCCCACAGTTTCGGACTGATGAAGGGGATGATGTCGGCGGTGACCCACTGGCAGAGGACTTCCGTGCGGAATGCCGCCTCGGTCATGCCGTCAATGTCGGAACGCACCGACATGATGGTCATCGGACCATATCCAAGACTCGGATTCGCCTGGCGTATCGCGTCCGCGTCGTCGACGGCGCATTTGTCGGGCGCGGACCATTCGAAATAGCCGAACGAGCCATCATGCTCGCCCGACGTGAAGGAGTCCGCCGGATTCCTCCCGTCGGCGGCCAGCCGGTTCCATTCGCCGACGAGCCCGCGCCCCTTGTCGACCTGCTTGCGCAACGCGACGGAACGGTAGTCGCCTGCGTTCGAGATGCCCCACAGCTGGCTCGACCAGACGGCCTTCGTGGTCTGCGAGACCGCGTTCCAGCCGTCGTCGTTGTGCTGTTCGCGCAACTCGTCAAACACCACGCGCGCGGCCGACTTGGCTCGGATGTTCTTGTCGGCGCGCACGATGTACCGCGCCTTGGAGCGCGCGATGATCGCCTCCTCGCCGTTCGTGTTCACGAACTTCTGCGTCAACGCCTGCAATTCGGGTATCGCGAGGTCGGCCTCCTCGTCGGTCGCGGGCTGCGGGTCGCACCATTCCTTGACCTGGTTGTACGGGCCTTTGGCGTTATCCAGCGTCTGCGCGGCGCCGACCACGAGGAACTTCACGGGCGGCACCCTGTCCGGATGCTTGTTCGAATCGACGAACAGCCACCATGCGGCGAGCACGCCCATCAGCGTGGTCTTGCCGTTCTGGCGAGCCACCAACACGATTACCTTGCGGAAACGGTAGGAGCCGTCCTCGAGCAGTTCGAGCGCGTGGACGAGCAGCCACTGCTGCCACGGGTACAGGTGGACGTGGAGCATGACCTCGGCGAACGCGATCACCGCGAACCCGTTCGAGGTCTCCTTCGTCAACGGACGCAACGGCGGTGTGAAGATCCGCGGCATGGTCACGCCGTGCCGTTCGTCGTCGATGGCGCCGAACACCTCGAGATTCTCCGCCGCCATCATGCACCGCCTTCTAGCCGAAACGCTTCATGAACTCGTCCATCGCGACGACCTTGCCGGACTTCGACTCCACCGGCTTCGATTCCGGTTTCGGCTTCGCCGGACGGCCGGCCTTCGCTGGAGCGTCAACCGTCAGGCCGAGCGATTGGCAGTACTTGAGGAACGTGGGCAATGAGACGTTGTCGAGCTTCCCGTTCTCGTCGATGAAACCCGTATCGCAAATCGAGTCGATGCGCGCGGCCAATACCCTGGCGGCCGCGACGACCGCGGAGTTCACGGCCTTCAGGTCGGCGTTCCGCAAAGATCTCTCCAAAGCATCGCCAACGGAATCATGAGGGAATTTCGAAGCCATGAGAACCTCCATCGCGCGCGACCCCGAACGCAATAAACACCATCGGGGAGAGGAGCCG